ATCTATTATTGGTTAAGGGTTCATCAACTAGGTAGCGCCGATGTAGGACTTCCTACTAACCAACCATCATTTACAGAATACAACGAAGGCGATGCTATTCTAGCAGGTGACGGATATGTATATGATGAAAATGGAGATATTTCAGGACCTAGAGATACTATTACTGGATATAACGACCTCCAACTTTCATTAGAAATTGCAGAAGGCATGGCAGGCGTACATGCTGCTAATCAGTTTACTAATCCTGCCACTAGTGCCCAGTCTGGGGATGTTAGTCCAACGGATTGGGGCGGCGGAACAAATGTAGAAGTTGTCGGCGGCGCACCTGGCGATCAACAAGCAGGCGACAACGCTAGAGGTAGAATATCTAGAGAATTTTCTATTACATTTAGCTCAACTGCAAATAGAGATAGATTTTTTAATATGGGAGGAGAGTTGATCTTTTCTGTCAGACTAACTAATTCTTCAGGAGTTCCGTATACTAGTACCCTAACGCAAGCAAAAAGAAATTGGTGGTATAATCATTTAAATGTATCTAACCCTATAGATTTTCGAGTTGACCGTTCTATTTTTAATGTACTTGGAACTGGTTATACACAATTTGTCTTAAAACTTGATTCAACCGATGCATTATATGAAATGAATCAGACTAAAGTAGAACTTAAACGTAATGCTGCTAATACAGTAATCACAGCAAAAGTAACGTGTTCGGATTATGATCGATCATTAAAAGATTGGCCAGACGATCCCCGAGATGAAAATGTAAACGCCGGGGTGGCTTCTTGGGTTTCTGTAAAAACAATTACAGCTGGCACTAACCCCTTATTTAATACAGTTGGGGCTAATCCGTCAGTAACTAACGTAACTAATCCTACCTGGACAGTTTCAGCAATTACCGATGTGCCGCCGCTAGTATCTAGTCCTCCTATACCTTCTATTGGGCCATTTAGTTCCGGAGACACTAACGGTACTGCTTGGACACAAACATTTACTGTACCTGCAGATAACTGGGCAGTAAAAGTCAGAGGCGTTGCATCAAAAGCAGGTGCTTCTAATTGGACATTCTTTGGATTACTTAGAGGAAGTCCGGATATTGCAGGTACACTTCGAATACGTATTTTCCTAGGTTCAAACACTTCGGGAACAGAATTGTATAACAGTGGCATTCTTACCGGAAACAGTGCAGCAGCCGTTAATATTAACTGGGAAGCAACATTGCTAAAAACTGGTGCAGCCGCTCAAGACTACACAGTTGAATTTACAAGCTATGTTAGTTCAGTAGACGCATCTACAAGCACTACTGTTATAGTAGAACCAACCTTTGCTGGATTTGCTTAAAAATCGCTCTTGACAACTTTAACTTTATAGTGTAATATATACTATAAAGGCGGAGTCTAAATGGATCAACGATTAAAAACAGTATTAGAAGATATACATCATATTGACACTATTAACAATCAAAAGCGTCTACTGAAAGAACAGTTTCAAGAAGCAATCATTGTATTCTTCAATGGTGGAAAGTTTACTGCTAATAAAGAACTAATTGCATTTTTACAAACAGCATTTGAAAATGAAATTAGTGTTATTACAGATGACAACGACATTCCTATAAAAATTACTAATATTATAGAATTTTTAAAATTAGTTACTGACACATACAAGTCTGCAACGGAGACATATTTTTTGCAGTATGAAGATGCAATTTTGAAATCTCGAAAGTTAGAGGATTTGCTATCTCTATGACAACAGGAGTACTCTTGTTTGCATATAACAACACTGCAATAGACTATGTTAAACAAGCAATATATAACGCAAAGCTAGTAAAACAGCATTTAAAATTGCCTGTAGTTATTGTGACTGACAGTGTAAGTTATCTTGAAAAAACATATCCATGGTATAAAAAATACGTAGATGATGTAATTTTTCAAATGCCACGGGAATCTAACTTTCAAAATAGAGAATTTTTCGGCGGTGAACATCACAGTATACGTGCAGAATGGAAAAATGTAAATCGAGCAAGTGCTTATGACATAACCCCGTTTGATACTACTATTGTAATAGATACAGATTACTTAATTAACAATAGCAATTTTTTAAAAGTATTAGACCAGCCATCAGATTTGTTTATGTTTAAGGATAGTTGTGATATTGCATATAAGAGAAATATAAAAGGCTTTGATAAAATATCCGACGAAGCTATTGATTTTTGGTGGGCAACTGTATTAGTTTTTAAGAAAACTGAACGAACTAAAAAACTATTTGAACTAGTAAATTATATTAAAGAACATTATCATTATTTTAGGACATTGTATCGTATACCTCTAAAACTTTATAGAAATGATTACGCCTTTAGTATAGCATTGCATATGCTCAACGGATACCAAGAAACTAATTGGCCGTGTCAGTTACCTGGCAAAATGTTATATACTAGTCCTCAAGATGACTTGCTAACTATTAAAGATGGGAAGTATACATTTGTATTAGGACAAAAATCAAGAATAGATAAAGTTAACATAGTCTCAGTTGAAGGTATGAATATACACATTATGAATAAACTTCACTTAAATGATCTAATCGACACGGAGTTTGTAAATGAGTAAAGGCTATATCATTTTCGCACAGAATAACGGTAAGACTGATTATGTAAAACAAGCAGAATTGTTAGCAGCAAGTATTAAGAAATTTAATAGCATAAACAATGTAACCATTATTACTGATAAAGACATTAAAGACGATTATGCAAAAGACAGTGAATGGAAAATAGAGAATCGCTGGCGAGCATATGAGATGTCTCCTTATGAAGAAACAATTGTACTTGATGCTGATATGGTATTTTGTCGAAACGTAGACCATTGGTGGGATAAATTTTCACAGCATGACATGTTCTTCACAACTAACGTTTTAACTTATAGAAACACTATTGCAACAAGTGACTATTATAGAAAGACTTTTGTAAAGAATAGTTTGCCTAATTTGTATACAGCATTTTATTATTTTAAAAAGACGCCTACATCTAAATTAGTGTTTGAGCTATTGAAGGATATTACACTTAATTGGAAATCTTATTATAGTAAGTTTTTAAAGAACACCTACCAGTCTGGACAAAGTATTGATTTAAACATGGCACTTGCTATAAAAATATTAGGACTAGAGGACGCTACTACTGATAATACAACAGTGCCTACCTTTATACATTTAAAACCCAAAATGCAAGATTGGAATACACCGTCAGATACTGTAACTAATAGAATTCCAGTTTACACGTTTCACGGAAAAATTATGTTAGATTCGTATATGTTGAATGATATATTACATTATGTTGAAGACGATTTCTTACCAACAGACGTAAAGGAGTTGTTCAATGAGTAGTATATTAGACGACATTCGTCGTCATCAGATGTTAGCTCGTACATTAAAATACTATGTGTCATACGATAGTGAAAATAGAATAACGGCTGTCTTTTCTCATTCGGGAGATGCTCCGGACAACTCTATTAATATCAGTGAGAGTCTGGCGGAAAAATTTCTTAATGGTGACATACTTAAACACAATTATACTGTAGTGCAGTTAGGTGATAATTTTGTAATTGAAAAAATTAACACAGATATATCTATTACAACAGAACATTCTTTTTACAAAATTCCTACAGCATCATGTAAGAATATGATATACATAAACTCAATGAATAGAACGTTACGATTTGAAGGAGAGTTTTTAAATTCAAATGTGTTTTACGTTTGCGCAAAGAATTGTTTTCATATTTTATATAAAACAATTCTATTTGACGATGATATTAATATACACGTAGATGAGTGCTTTACTAAAGATATAGATATATTTGTGCCTGCACATGTAGAAAACGTAGGAATAGCATATGAGTGATTTTCAACTAAAACTTGCAGACTACGACTTTTACTTTTTTGATCAAGGCGCACCTAATGCTGAAGAAAACTTTTATGCAGCAAAAAATGCTATACCTTGGATAGTACGAACAGATACCTTGCCTGACAAGAACTTTTTTGCAATAACAGATGATGCAAAATTAACTAAGTCGTTTATGTCGACTCCGTTGATATTTGAAGAAAGTGTTAAGCGTTCAACAATACATTGGAGCAATATTAGTATAGTGAACAGTTTAGCGTATTCATCTTCGGGCGTCTACTGGAAAGGTGGAGAAGATTATTCATTTGATATACCACAATACGGAACAGTAGTTTATCATGCTACTACTGCGGAACAAGCCTATAATTCAGCATTTATAGAAATTGAAAAACTTGTTAAAGATGTTCCGTTTTCTAGTATTGATCGAAAAAAATTATTAATATGGTCTAATATTGGCAACGATGTTAAACACGGTGAATGGGCAATCAAAGGAGCAAGGGCTGCACTTAAGAAATACCTTGCAACCAGTGAGTATAATTCGTTGCCTATTTCTGATGAACCATACACGGAATCACAGAGTAAATTCTACAAAACTGTATACAAGAGCCCGCATCGTATTAGTAAAAGCATTAAAGAAAATATTGCAAGTCGTTATGACATTGTATTCATAAGTTATGACGAACCTAATGCAGAAGAAAATTGGCAATCATTGAAAGCTCGTTTTCCAAGAGCTCAAAGAGTACACGGAGTAAAGGGTATACATCAAGCACACATAAAAGCCGCGGAACTGTGTACTAGTCCGATGTTTTGGGTAGTTGACGGCGATGCACGTATTGATGAAGAATTTAAATTTACTTACACTGTGCCTGATAACGAATTAAAATTTGTACATGTTTGGCGTAGTAAGAATCCTATTAATGACCTAGTTTACGGATATGGCGGAATTAAATTACTACCGAGAAAACTTACTTTAACTATGGATACTGATACTGCTGATATGACAACTAGTATTAGTCCGTATTTTAAGCCAATGCCTATTGTGTCTAATATTACTGCATTTAATACTGATCCGTTTAATACGTGGAAGAGCGCATTTAGAGAATGTGTAAAATTATCTGCTCGTTCAATCGACAGGCAGCATAACGATGAAACAGAATATAGATTAACACAGTGGCAGTATGAGGGCGCAAACAGACGCTATGGAGAATACGCACAAAGAGGAGCAAAACAAGGACAAGAGTATGGCGAAGCAAACGTCAATGATCCTACTGCTCTTAAGAAAATTAACGACTTTGACTGGCTAAGGGAACGTTTTAAAAATGAAGATTAAAGATATTGATATTATATACTTGTCATATGACGAACCTAATGCAGAAGAAAACTATGCTGATCTTTTAACTAAAGCACCTTGGGCAAAACGTGTACATGGCGTAGAAGGATCTGACGCAGCACATAAGGCTTGCGCTGAATTAAGTGAAACGGAACGATTCATTACAGTAGACGGTGACAATAAAATATATGCCGATTTCCTAGAACAAGAAATAGACTTTAAACAACATCCTTATATGGAGAACGCTGTGCTTAGTTGGTGCGGCTATAATGTTGTTAATGGATTGTTATACGGTAATGGCGGCCTTAAATGTTGGCCAAAAGAAGTTGTATTAAACATGAAAACACACGAAGCAAGTGAGTCGGATAATATTGCTGCACAAGTAGAGTTTTGCTGGAACTTAGATTATATACAAATGAATAGTTGTTATTCTAAAGTATACAATAATGCAACTGCACACCAAGCCTGGAGAGCAGGCTTTCGTGAAGGTGTTAAAATGTGTTTAGATCAAGGAAAGAAGTTTAATCCTTCTACATTTACGCAGGAAGTGTACTGGCAAAATCTACACAGATTAATGATTTGGCAAATGGTAGGTGCTGATGTAGACAATGGGCTATGGGCAATGTACGGAGCTCGCCAAGGCTGTATAATGACAAACTTATCAGATTGGGATTATGTTAATGTTAGAGACTTTAAATATCTTAACACAATGTGGGATAATATTAACGAAGATAACATTGAAGATGCTATTAATGAACAAGGTATTATACTACAGCGTGAATTAAACATTCCTGTAGATAACTTTTTAAATTCGACACAAAGCGAAATGTTTAAACAAAGCTATAGCAACACTGATCGAACAGGACAAGGATTTATTGACATTGAATAAGCTAGTTAAAAAACTTGCTCGGCGACTGAAGATTGTAAAAGATCCAATTGATCGAATGGCAGAAGTAAAACAAATTACAGATAAAGTGTCTCCAACATTTTGTTTAGCAAAGTGGCACCACACAACTATCTATTTACAAACAGGAGAAACACACAGTTGTTATCACCCTGCTCCGCATAAGATTCCGTTACACGAAATAAAAGAAAATCCTAGTGCGTTACATAACACCCAAGAAAAGAAAGAACAGCGTAAGCTAATGTTGCAAGGTGAAAAACCTAGTGGATGTCAGTACTGCTGGAACATTGAATGTATGGGCAAAGATTATGTCAGTGACAGGCATGAACGAAATTCGGGTATTTACAATAAACATCGACTTGCTGAAATTATTAATAACGACTGGGACTTTAATATTAATCCTGAATATATCGAAGTGTCGTTTGGTAACGAGTGTAATCTAAAATGCGGATATTGTCATCCTAAGGCTAGCAGTAGTTACTATAAAGAAATAGAACAATTTGGCCCATATAATATGGTTAAAAATCATACCCAGCATATAAACAAATTAAACATTTACAAAAAGGAAGAAGAAAACCCTTATGTAGCAGCATGGTGGGAATGGTGGCCCGAAGTTAGTAAAACATTAAACATTTTACGCATCACAGGCGGGGAACCATTGTTGCAGCAGAGTATGTGGAGATTGCTAGATGAACTAGATAGAGATCCGAAGCCGCATCTTGAAATAAACATAAATTCTAACCTAGCAGTAAAAAATATTTTAGTAGTAAGACTTGCTGAAAGAGTAAACAAGCTAATAGAAGAAAAGAAAATTAAAAAGTTTAAATTGTTTACTAGTTTAGATACCTGGGGTAAACCTGCAGAGTACATTAGAACTAACTTAGATCTAAATGTATGGGAAAAGAATTTTGACACTTGGATGACAAAAACTGATCAGCCTATTACATTTATGGTTACATTTAACATACTAAGTGTAACGACATTTCAGTCATTACTTGAAAAGTTTTTAGAATGGAGAGCGCATTATCAAAATGATACAACTCGTATCCGCTTTGACACTCCGTATTTAAAAGAACCGATCCAGTATGATATGAATATTTTGCCTAAGCACTTTATGAGTTATATGGAAAGTCATTTAGCTTTTATCCAAAGTAATCTAGATGAATATGATGTTAATAAGTTTTCTAAACTTGAATATGAAAAGTTTCGTCGTGTTGTAGACTACATGCGCACTACTGAGTACAGTCAAGACAAATTAGAAATAGGCCGCAAGGATTTTGTTGCTTGGTTTAAAGAACACGATCGCCGTAGGGGAACAAATTTTGCAGAAACGTTTCCTGAACTAGAAAACATTTTTTGATTGGTATGAGTCGTCTACCGGACTTTGTCTAGTAATAAATCTATTACAATTTTCAGTAAATCTTAAAAATTCATTTATAGTATATTCGTTGTACTGCATTCTGTTAGCATTGTAGTCGAGCACTTCCTTGTTCTGCATAGACCATTCGATCTGCTGACTGCGAGACATCTTCTCTAAGTGTTTGCATACTCGTATTAATTCTGCTTGCAGTTTGTCCCATCGTTTTACAATGTCAGTTTCGAAATCAAAGTCATAGTTAAACCAGTCCGTATATAGTTTGTATCCAAGTCTTTGTAGATTGTAATTTTGCCCAGTCTGTCCCCAAATGATTACGGGTACTTTATGTAATATTGGTTTGAAAGTTTTTTCGCTATAAAACAAACTAGTTTCACACCAGTCGCTCTGCATAGTTTCGTTTGTCAAATTGAATAATACTTTGTTCTGCAAGTCGCTGCCTAAATTGTTTGCCCAGTTAGTTTGAAAGTCAGTAGTGTCAACTATCATTGGCGTATTAGTTACTAGCGTTTTCTGCATTGCGCTACTAAAGTATTTGTTGCCTCTATATTCATTGGGAGATAATTCGTCGTGACTGATTGCTCCATATTTACTCAGTCCTGATTCTTGAAGTTTGTACACACAATAACTTCTCCAGAATCTATTACGCCTATTTAAATTTAAGAAAAATGTACCGTCATACTTTTTATCAAGTTCTGTATATCTGTTATTTCTAACTGACTCGCTACTTCCCCACTGTTTAACATTTGTGTCCCAGTGCATTATTTCAATAACATTAATTGGGTTACTAGTTTGGTTAGTGCCATTATAGAAAATTCTAAAGTTGCTTTTTTCTCTTAAATTGCCACTTAGGAATGTTACACCAGCTGGGTCAATATTGTGTTTTATTGCACTATTATATAATGCAACCGCAACGTTGTGATGCTCAGGTGCCCATCCTTCGTGAGTTCCGTCTAATACAAAAACACATTCTCTTGCACGAAGTTTATTTAAAAACTCTGGCTTGATATCTTTAAACAAATCACTGTCGCTGTATATTCCGTTTTTGTATGAGTAATGCGCAAATATTACATATTGACTATCGTACTGTTTCCTTTCAGGTCTAGCAAGATGTTTTTTGTAATGATGGAAGCAACCGATTTCGCTAACACATTCTCGAATATATCTATCATTCGATAGCCATTCTTTAAAATATTTCATGAAATTCAGTACTCCTGTTTGCAATCGCTACTATTCATAAATATATTTATATGCGCACTTAATATGGAATAGTAGACATGAATATTGGATTTATAGGCACAGGCAAATTAGGTATGCCTTGTGCAGAAGCAATTGCTTCAAAAGGACACAATGTTACAGGGTACGATGTTGCAAAGCATAGTAGCTATCAGGTAAAAATGTTTCCAACTATCAAAGGTGCAGTACAAGGCAGAGACATTGTATTTGTTGCAGTACCTACTCCGCACGATCCAAATTATGATGGCAGGGCGCCTACTGCACATTTAGAACCAAAAGACTTTAATTACGACATCGTAAAAGAAGTACTAGTAGAAGCAAACAAGCACATGACAAAGGATCAATTGCTTGTACTTATTAGCACAGTATTACCAGGCACAACACGCAACCAATTTGTTGATCTTGTTCCTAATACTCGATTTGTTTACAATCCCTATTTAATTGCAATGGGCAGTGTAGCCTGGGATATGGTTAATCCAGAGATGGTTATGATTGGAACAGAAGATGGAAGTGAAACAGGCGATGCCAAAGAGCTTGTAGACTTCTATAAAACAATCATGGAAAATGATCCTAGATATGTAATCGGTACGTGGGACGAATGTGAATGTATCAAAGTTTTCTATAACACGTTTATTAGTGCTAAAATTGGTCTAGTAAATATGATACAGGATGTAGCAGAACGTCAGGGCAATATTAATGTTGATATAGTTACTGATGCATTAGCACAAAGTACTAAACGTATTATGGGACCACAGTATATGACTGCTGGTATGGGAGATGGCGGCGCATGCCATCCACGTGATAACATTGCATTGCGATTTCTAGCACAAGAGCTTGGATTAGGATATGACATGTTTGATGCTATTATGAATGCTCGAGAAATTCAAGCAGAGAATCTTGCACTTAAACTTGTTGATTTAGCAAATGAATACAATTATCCAATTTACATACACGGCAAAGCATATAAGCCTGGCGTAGAATATTGCGACGGCAGTTATAGTTTACTCGTAGGCAATTATTGTGACAAGCATGGATTTGCGCCTACGTATATCGATCCGTTAACAGGCGACAACAACGAACCACTCGAACCTTGCGTAATACTATTAGCACACTCTGCAAGTACAACCTACAAGTACATGCAAGAAGAGGGCGATGGAACTGATAGATTGTATTGTGTAATTCCTGCAAACAGTGTAGTAGTTGATCCTTGGCGCAAGTTTGTTTCTAATGCAAGTAAAGTAATACAGTACGGAAATACTAGACATACAGCAAAAATGGTGCTATAATAGTGCAATGACTGAAGGTACATTTAACAAAATTCCCTTTGACGACATTGTAAAATGTGGACAACGCACGTTACTTAACGGCGACCTATTTACAGTGAGCTGGATCCTTGGAAGATTTTGCAACTATAATTGCAGCTATTGTTGGCCTTATGCTCGCAGCAGCACTCCTGACTACCTTGAATTAGATTGCTATAAACAAACTATTGATTCAATAAAACTTCAAGCACGTTCTAACGGTTTCAAGAACTTCCACTTTAGTTTTAGTGGCGGCGAGCCTACTGCCTATAAATACTTTGGGGAGCTCATAGAGCATTATTGCAGTGATGCAACACCTGAATACCAGAGTATACATATGACTACAAATCTAAGTCCCGGAAGCAAGTGGTGGAATAGATGGTTAGATGCAACTAGTGGGTTAGAACGAAGAAGTATAACAGCAAGCTATCACGCAGAGTTTGCTAATGAACAAGAGTTTGGAGACAAATGTCTTCAACTAATGAAAGCAGGTGTTTATGTTACAATCAATCAAGTTATGGTTCCAGAAATTTTCGAAGAGCTTTACGGACGCTTGGAGCGATTTGCCTCCAGAGGTATTAATGTCACTCTCAAGCCCCAGTCCGATCCAACCGCCAGTCGTGTGGTACATGGGTACACACCTGAACAAGTACACACAATGCAAACAGGATTCGTCCAACGAATCCCAGACAAGTATAAAAAGCTAGTACCGTTATATCAAGTTGAACTTGAAGACAGTAAAGGCCAAACGTATAATATAGATCAAGCAGAGCGTTTTAACGCATTTGGATTTAATAAGTTTAAAGGTTGGACTTGCAATGCAGGCTATCAAGGATGCGTTATACGTGAGAACGAAGTTAAGCGCAGCTACAGTTGCCATGATGAACCCTTAGGCACGTTAGACGGCGGATTTGAGCTGTTTAAAGCACCAGCTAAGTGCATTACTCCTACCTGTGTAAGTAGTGCCGATAGTAAACTACCAAAGGTGAAATATGAAAGTTGATATACAAGACGTACTATTTTGGATGGATGCAATTCGCAACAGCGATGACAAATACCGCACACTTGAAAGTTTTTGGAAAGGACAAGTCAACAGCAAAGTATGGCTTGCTGATGCATTGCGTGTAAACTACATTGACGACGATGCTCGTATTGTAATATACGGTGGATGGAACGGTGTGCTTTCTAGTATTTTATTTAACAGCAGTTTGAGTATTGAACATATTACAAGTGTTGACATTGACGAAAATTGTCAAGAAATTGCTTACACAGTTAATAAAAACTACGAAATTGCAGGACGCTTTGATGCAGTAACAGCTGACATGTGTACATACACAGAACCTGCCGACATTGTTATCAACACAAGTTGCGAACACATTACACAAGAGCAATACGAGCAATGGTTAAGTATTCAGCCAGACGATGCGCTATTTGTAATACAAAGCAATAACTATTTTGAGTTAGAAGAACACATTCGTTGTGCAACTGACATTGATGACTTTATGCGTATGAGTAGTATTAACCCTTACTGGAGCGGCGAATTTAAAACCCCTAAGTATACTCGTTATATGATTATAGGTGAAAAGAAAAATGTTTAAATTTGACAAATTAAAACAATTACACTTAGAAATTACAAATAGGTGTCAAGCAAGCTGTGCAATGTGTAGCAGGAACTTTCACGGCGGCATGATTAATCCTCTAATTAGTAATCAAGACTGGACAACTGACGATTTTAAAAAAATACTTACACCTGAAGTGTTACAGCACCTTGAAGGTTTCTACTTTTGTGGTAATTTTGGCGATCCTATTATTAATAATGACCTAATAGATATGTGCCAATACAGTAAAGACACAAATCCTAACTTGTACATTAGAATACACACTAATGGTGGCGCCCGATCTACGGATTGGTGGAAAAAACTTGCAAAAGCAATGCCTCCTGCGCATAATGTTATTTTTGCGATTGACGGTTTAGCAGATACACATAGCTTATATAGGTCTGGCACTGACTTTAATAAAGTACTAGACAACGCTAAAGCATTTATTAATGCTGGCGGAACAGCAGAATGGGCGTTTATTAAGTTTAAACACAATGAACATCAACAAGAAGCAGCAGAAGCATTGGCGAAAACGCACGGCTTTGCTAGATTTACATATAAAGACAGTGCAAGATTTGTTGCTACTGAAAAGTTTCCAGTCTATGATCAAGATGGCAATACAGTACGTTATTTAGAACCTCCCACTGGTAGTAAAATTACACTCGTTACACAAGATATAATTGACAACTATAAAGATATTGTAGATGCAAGTGAAATTGACTGCTATATTACGCATACTAAAGAACTTTATATAGATGCATACAAGAATGTAATGCCTTGTTGCTTTTTGGCAAGTATTCCTTACAATTATTCAGCACCGACAGACGTTGCACGAGAGATCAAACATGAAATTGAAACCCAGTATAAAGCTCTTATCACTGACCTAGGCGATACAAATGCGCTTAAATCATCTATAAAGGAAATTGTTAGCACCGATGCTTGGCAAACAGTGTGGAACAAATATTGGAATACGCAGAAACTAATTACTTGCGCTAGAACTTGCGGAGTAAACAAACTTAGCAAGCCTAAGGATCAGTTTATAGAGAAAACTGAACTATGATTTATTTTAACAAAGATTGGAAAAACATTGGTATTAGTTTAAGTGGTGGCGCAGATAGTGCTTTGCTTGCATACTTAGTATGTTCGCAAGTGATAGATACTAAGGTTCATCTATTAAGTCATGTGCGTATGTGGAAAACTCGTCCTTGGCAGCGATATGACAGCATTAATGTTTACAATTGGCTAGTTAAACGATTCCCTCATATAGAATTTGTAAGACATGAGAACTTTATTCCACCTGATTTAGAATACGGCGACAACGGCGCATATATCATTGATGAATACGGACAAACTCGCAGTGGTGATCAAATTATTGTAAGAGCTCATGCAGAATGGATTGCAGCTACAGAAAAATTACAAGCATGGTATGCTGGCAAAACTAAAAACCCTAGCGATCCTACAATAACTAAAGGCATGCCCGACAGAGATATTGTAGTTGAGGATCTAAACGAACTAATAAAAGAGCATAATGGAGTTACAGTATGTCATCCATTTTTATATACAGAAAAAGATGTAGTAATTGCCCAGTATGTTGAAAACAATATATTAGATCTCTTAAATATTACACGCAGTTGCGAAGGCGACTTTACAAACTTAGATTATACTAATTATATACCTGGACAAGACGTGCCCGAATGCGGCGAATGTTTTTGGTGTCAAGAACGCAACTGGGCAAAGGAAAAGAATAATGTCTGATTTAAAAAAGTATCAAGCTCAAATAGAACAAGTAGCCGGTACACCTACATTCTGCGTATTACCGTGGATACACTTTGCCACTCGTCCTAATGGCGACATGCGACTATGTTGTAGTGCTAATGCAAGCGGCGCAGGAGGGGACCATACTGTTGGCCTTGTCAAAATGGAAAACGGTAAAGCAGCTAACTTCGGTCGTGAAACTCCTATGGAAGCATGGAATAACGATTATATGAAAAGTGTACGTACAACTATGCTTAACGGCGAGATACCTGCAAGTTGCACAAAATGTTTTCAAGAAGAAAAACAGGGTATTGTAAGTAAGCGAGTCTGGGAAACAGGAACGTGGCATCAAGATGATAATGGTGTAGATATTCCTGAACTCATTCGCCAAACAAAAGAAGATGGCACAGTACCAGAAGATTTAAAATATTTAGATTTGCGGCTAGGACACACTTGTAATATTAAATGCGTAATGTGTAGCCCACATGATTCAAGTAAATGGGTTGCTGATCATAAGAAACTAATTCCTGTACTACAAGACCCTGAAGTCAAAAGACAAATGCAATGGGACCGAAAAGAATTCAATAATAAATGGCACGAAAAGGATTCATTTTGGGAAGAGTTGTATGCTCAGATTCCTAATCTAAGACAAGTGTACTTTGCTGGAGGCGAGCCTCTAATGATTAAAGAACATAAAATGTTTATTGAGGAAATACTGCGTCAAGGGTATCAAGATAAAATATTACTGCGTTACAACTCAAATGGTTTGCTTGTAGACGACGATCTTGTTGAGATGTGGAGCAAGTTTAAAAAAGTTAAGTTTGCAGTAAGTATGGATGCTAGTCACGAACGTGATGAGTATATACGTTATCCTACAGACTGGGCAACGGTAGAAAAAACTTTACATATGCTAGACAACACTCCGGACAATATACAAACTAGTTTAGCAACAGCAATACAAATATTCAACGTAAAACATTTGCCTGACTTTATGAAGTGGAAATTAGAAAGCGGATTTAAAAAGCTAAACAGCGGAACTGTTCCGGGCGGCGTACAGATGGGCGGTGGTTTAGTTAATATGCATCTATTATACATTCCTACATTTTTAAGCATACAGATTCTGCCTAAAGAAGACAAACAAGAAGTTCGTGAACGTTTTATGGACTTTAAAGATTGGCTGTGGAACAACTACAGACAAGATGATGATTTTTGGAAACATAATCCGTATGGATGGAAACGCTGGGAAGCAGTTCTTAAACACATGGATGCACAAGACAACAGTCACTTACTTCCGGGCTTCAAAGAGTATACTAACAAACTAGATAAAATTCGTAACTTAAATGCAGCAACAGTATTTCCGGAGTTAGCGCACTTGTTATGATAAAGGAGATTAAAAATAATCAACCAACTGATACATTACGTATAGAGTATATGCCGGGTAATTTTTGCAATCATAAATGCCATTATTGCTTTCCTGGCAGTAATGAAGGTGATTATCCTTGGCCTGATGTCATACAAGTAATAGATAATTTTGAACACTTGCTAACGCATTACAAACTTCACGGAAAAACTAAAAGTGACATATTCATTGTAGGAGGAGAGCCTACAGTATGGAAAGAGTTGCCGATATTATGTAAGTTTTTAAAAGATAACTTTGGCTCGACTATTGAAATTAGTTCTAACGGCAGTCGAAGTTTAGAATGGTGGAAAGAAAACGCTAGGTATTTTGATCATGTAGGTATTAGTGTACATAGAGAATTTGCAAAGTTAGATCATATCATAGAAGTCTGCAATATACTTTATGAAAATAATGTTTTAGTATCTGCAGATGTGTTAATAGATCCTGATGCATACGAACAATGTGTAGACATTGTAGAATATTTAAAAAAGTTTGCTGCACACAAATGGCCAATTATTGCAAAAGTAGTTCACTTTAACGGATTGCATAGATATACTGATCAACAGTTAGAATACTTTGATGAAAGCATCAAACAATACCCGCCCTTAGACTGGTACCATTCAGTATCTCATAAAGAACGTCGAGAAGTTACTATAACTTACGATAATAACGAAGTTGTGACTACTAATAGTGATAGTTGGTTAACACGAAATAACTTAAATTACTTTAAAGATTGGGAATGTAACATAGGTGTAGATTTTATTAAAATATTTCCTAATGGCAACATAACAGGAAACTGTCAGCAAACATTATACAACGATAGTACTATACATAATTTTAATCACGTAGACTTTAGAAAAACATTCATGCCAACTATAGGTCCAGTAATCTGCACAAAGCAAGTATGCGGGTGTAATGAAGAAACTGTATGTAATAAAAGGAAACAATATGTTTGATACCCTCGAACCAATCAATCCGCAAGTATTTCAAATTGCATGGGAGAGTACACTCAAATGTAATCTTGATTGTAGCTACTGCGGCGACGGGCATGATAACAAACAACCGCATCCTCCGTTAGCAGAAAGTTTAGACACTGTAGACTTTATCGTAAATTATGTTTCGCAGATTATGAAAACACGAAAAAATAAAGAAGCAAGTCTCAACATACAAGGCGGCGAAAGTTTAGTACATCCTAAAATAGTTGAAATACTACGATATGCCAACCGCGCTGCTACTACTGTTGATTGGAAGTTATATATTAATACGATTACTAATGCAGTTGTAAAAGATAAAGTATGGCACCGTCTTGTTCCGTTTATTAATTTCTTTACAATTAGTTTTCATTCAGAATCTTCGTACACTCAACAAGATCAAGTGCGTAAAAATATTTTGTATATAAAAGAATTAGGTAAACAGTTTCACGTATCAATACTAATGCATCCCAAGTACTGGGACACTTGCGAAAGCATGGTTAACTGGTGTAAGGAAAACGATGTAAAATATAATATACGACAAATTGATCATCATTGGACTGACTTTAGATTTAATTATTCAAAAGAACAAATAGAATATATTACTGGTTCTGCCCCTGCGTCTGTTTTACAAATAGCAAAAGCAGTTGTTACAGGCGGGTTTGATTTATCAGCAAGCAGCAGAGAATGTTGTGGCGGCCTAGAAATGTGTACAAATCAAACAGCATGCACCAAGCGAGTTGAAAATAAATTTAAAGGCTGGCATTGTAGTGTTGATAAACAGTTTTTGTATATTAGGCAAACTACTGGAGAAGTTTTTACTAACAAAGATTGTCGCATGAATTGGGACGGCAAAGTAGGTCCTATTGGAAATTTAAAAGACACTGCGGCAATACTAAAACGAGTAGCCGATGGAACAAATACAATCATTTGTAAAAAGTCAAGTTGTTGGTGCGGCATATGTGCGCCCAAGGCAAAGCATAAAGAAGACTATGATAGGATTATGTTGAAGTATGTTTAATTGGTATGTAAAAAATAAACTAGGCGAAAGTCTATGTTTAGCAAAGTGGACCAACAGCACAATGCATTTAGGCATAGGAAAGAATCACAGTTGTCATCATCCTAATCCGCATACTGTTCCTGTTGAAGAAGTTAAAGCAGATCCTAGTGCATTACATAATAGTTCATACAAACGTAGTGTTAGAGATCAAATGCTTAATAACGAAAAGCCATCAGAGTGCGATTACTGTTGGAGCATAGAAGAAACAGAAAAGTATAGTGACAGAGTACTAATGAGTAAAAAGCTCGACAGTCTTCCGTACTACAATGATATTATTTCTAGTAACAGATATGATCCTACTATGTTAGAAGTTAGTTTTTCAAATGTTTGCAACTTTAAATGTGCATACTGCGGCCCGCAGTTTAGCAGTTTATGGGCAAGTGAAATAGAAAACAACGGTGCATATCCTACATCACAGAACTATAACGACATATACGAAAAACAAATACTAGATAGAGAAGCTAATCCATATATTGATGCATTTTGGAAATACCTGCCGATAATGTATTATGGATTGCACACCTTACGTATTACAGGTGGCGAACCTATGCTCAGTCGGCATACAAAAAAGTTGCTCAATTACATTATAGAAAATCCTAATAAAAAACTTACCCTAGTAATCAATAGTAATCTAGGTGCACCAAAGCATGTTATTGCAGATTTTATTTCACAGTTAGAAAAAGTTCAACATTGTGTAAAGCGTATTGAAATAGCAACTAGTGGAGAAAGCTATGGAGCAAAAGCTGAGTATGTTCGTGATGGTTTAAACTACGCACAGTGGATTGAAAACTGTAATTATGTATTAACTGAACTTCCTAAATTAAAGTTAAGTTTAATGTGTGCGTACAATGTATTGAGTATTACTAGCTTTGATAGTTTTATTGATGATATTGTTAATCTTAAGAAAAAATACAAGCGTGTAAAACTGAGTATAAGTTATGTTAGGCATCCTAGCTTTATGCATGTATCTCTAGCACCTAAATCTTGGCATTATATACTATTACAATCTCGTACAAAACTTAAAAAACATTTTAATAACGAAACAGTTCAACGTTTTGATTTTGTAATTTCTGAGTTTAATAAAGATCCTAATGAAACACAATTAGATGACTTCAAATCATTTATTAAAGAATACGACATACGCCGTAGTAAGAAATTTTTAGATGTTTTTAGCGAGTATAGCTGTATAGTCGGATAGTTCTCGTGCCTTGGGCACACACATTCCGCAACCACAACGTTCATTAGGACAAATAATAGTCCTGTCTTTGTTGAATCTAGCATAAGCAAGTATAGCATCTATGTCTTTAAGGGTGCCTACAGGGCCTCTATCGCCGTCGTGTAGTGCTTTACACGTCTGATGGTGATACACATTGCCCGTGTGTTGATCGATGTGTAAGAAGTACTTGTTGACGCTGCAAAACCATCCTTTAAAATGTGTATCGACTAGTTCAACTTCTTGCCACTTGCCGTTTACTTTGCCCTGCAAACAACGTCCACCACAACATTTACGTCCTAATTCTGTTCCTGCCTTTGTTCCTTCACTAGGCTTTGCAACATTAGTGTAACTATAAAACCAATCTTGTTGTTCGTCGGTATAGTCGTGTGTTGTCCTACGCTGACTTCCATCTGTGTCAGTGAACCAACCCTTGCGTTCTACATTGCCATCACCGATAGGTCGAGGATTGTGTTTAATGCCTAATGCTTTTAGTTCTTCGCATACTGCAACACCTTCAGACCAGTTGTCTGTGTGTAGCATTACATTTACTTGCAGCCACAACCCTTTGGCATGCAACAGTTTGATGTTGTCTAGTGTTTGTTGTTTTAGTTTAGCATGACCTTCTGTATGATAACTTACAGTAACACCTTCGAATAGCTCTGCTATGCGATCAGTGTTGCGAGGATGCCAAGCACCGTTTGTAGTTAAGCTAAGTCTAAAACGTGTTTCGGTATTTTTAATGTGTTCTGCTAGTTGCCAAAACGCAGGATTAACTGTGGGCTCTCCGCCTGTAAAGTTTATGTTAACTAGATCAGTGTATATGCTAGTATATTCTTTTACAAACTCAAATGTACGCAACATTTCTTCGTAACTATGTGGAGAGCTTTTATTATCATGACGACTTATTTCACAATAGCTACAATCAAAGTTACATCTGCGTCCAGTGTCCCAAGTAACCATTAAGCGTTCTGGGCCTGTTAAATTTAAAGCACTAGTTGTTATCATTTACTAGTCCTTTTGTTAGCGGTATATCAGCAGCACAAGTACACCATTTGCGTGTACAAGTAATCCATTCTTCTGGTGCTTCAAAACTTCCGTCATAAATGTTACCTAAACTGCCACCTACTCTGCAAGTAGCACGATGTACATCGCCGTCCCAGTTAATCATTAAACTTTGAATACCAGCAGCACAGCGCCATCCTTCAAACTGATTACGTTGCTCTTTAATAATATCGTTAGCGTGTGCAAGCTCTTCATTGTCTATTACACAGTTTGGTTTTGCAGTTGACTTCTGATCAAGTATCCATTGTAGATCCTTTTCATTATATTTCATATCGTCAAACCAATCATGTTTTTCAGTCCAACGTATCCGTCTTACTACATAAGGAACATGATGTCCGTCAAACAACGTTGCACAAGTTTTTACTCTATCCATATGTTCGTGATGTGCCATTAGATTAACTTGAAATGGTATACCTCTTTCCATGTCATTTAGTTGCGTCCAGTATAGCACATTGTTTAGACATCGTTCCCAGTTGTCATCATCTTCTACATGCAAGCTAAACACATAATGGTTTACAGGCAGTCTAGCATACAGTTTATGCGGTAGTGTTCCGTTGGTTGTAATATTAACCCAATCAAGCCTTTGTACAGCATGCTCTACAATTTCCATTATATGAGGATGTACACATGGCTCGCCGCCTGTGAAGCTAAGTCGTACCGGACGATCTAATTCGTATAATGCATCGATTGTATCTAGCATTACTTTTATATTAGTGTGTTTACTAAAGTTATCGTGTATTTCGCTTGGACAGTATGTACAGTCTAGATTACATCGTTTACCGATATTCCATTCAACGTGTATACTATCTTTATGATCCCATCGACTTTCTACTTTATACATATGATATGAATTCCGGATTAGTTGCAAGAAAGTCTTGGTCGCGAGTTTCATCTAATCTACGATTAAATTCTATACAGTCTTGCCAGTGTGTGTTGTACATACACTTTGATTCTAAGAAATTAATGTTATCTTGTATCTGCTGTAGTGTTACAGTTTCCAATAGTTTGTGCTGTTTTACTAGAGGATAATCTAATACTTCTTCTTTCATTTTTTCTAATCTTGCAACTACTTTTGTTTTTAGTTCTGGCGGCAATACTTGCGCACTTAAACTCATAGGGTAGTTTACTCTGTGTGAATAAAATATAATACCTAGTTTGTTAATAAAGTAATCAATAACTTTGTCAATTTGCATTATGTTATTTGCTTGTACAGTAAATGCACCAACTACTCTAGTTACATTAGGAAAACTCTTAAACACTTTGATGTTTTCTTCAATCTCACTAAATTTACCATTGCCTCTAATGTATTCATAAACATCGTGTATGCCGTCTATGCTTACATTCACAGCAATTGATTTAAACTTGGGCCAGTAGTCGTGTATAGTACGACCGCCTTTAATGCCTAGCGTAGTTCCATTTGTTGCATATTTTAATTCTATTTGATTGCCATATTGTGCTAGCTTGTCTAGTATCTTGTAATGATACGGATCCATCAGCGGCTCGCCACCTGCAAACTCTACTCGTCTAAAGAACGGTAGCAGTTTTTCAAATGATTCCCACCAATTGTCGCTGTTATCAAATGGGCCAATATATTGCCCAGGCTTATCTACAAGGCCTTCAATAGTTGGAATAAGATAGTTATCTTCTTTTTTGTAAAACTCTGTAACAACGTCCCAATCCTTCCAGCTAGTACTATCCAGTGGGTTGCACATACGACATTTTAGATTGCACAAGTTGTTTAGTTTAATCTCCATAGTTGGAAACTCAAATGGCATTGTATAATCGTCGTTTAAAGCGTCTAGTGCATCAGGGTACAAGTTGACCCTAGCTTCGGGTATTACTCCTGCTGTATGACGCTGTCGTAAGCTCTGTACACCCTGGTCTTCTAAGTCAAAGCAAGGTTTGCACACATCAGGTCGTTCGTTATTAAGTACTTGTCTACGTACTTCACGCATTGTATCGTTGTTCCACGCTTCTTCCAAACTTTCGTTTTGAATAAAGCCAACTGGCTGACTACGACAACATACCTTAATAGCGCCATCTTCACGAGTTGCCATTCCTGTAAATGGATGCATACAAAATGTACAAGAGTTTGTTTTCATATCAATATTTACCGTAATTAAACTAGCAGTTTATCAGAAGCGATAAGTATTTGTATGTTAAGAAAAACAGGTATAATAGCTGACTCAAAAAAGATTCTAGAACTTGTGCTTGATTTAGATACAGGCAAGCATGATCTGTCGCGACCGACAGGTAGATTTTTTTATGACCCTTGGGTATTAAATGAAGAATATAAAGGTACTGAATTAGAAGTACTTTTTAATCAGCTCGAATCTCCTGGGCAAGTGCGTGTAAATGTACTTGAAGAAGGCAGAGCATACCAGCAACATGCAGATTTAGATGATAGATATCACTTATCATTAGATGGTGTTGAGAGTTATCTTGTTGATCTTACAAATGGACAACTGCATGATACTAGAACTGATAATATAGTATACGAAATGGATGCTGGCCGGTTACACAGTGCAGTTAATTTTGGATATTATCCTCGCAAGCAATTAGTGATACGTAAGTTATTACCGTTTAATAAATTAGAAAATCCATTAAGTGTTTCACTTAGAGCAACTCCAGTTCCTAGACTAAGATATAATTTTGATCAGACATTTAGTGTATGGTTTAATAAATCTATAAAAGCAGGAATAATTGCAAACTTTAATAAGCATAACGATTTGCATATTAGTTTTGATATAGAATTAAATGAAAGTCAACAGTTAGAAAATTTAGTTCAGTCTAGCGGATTACCGATTGAGATAATTGTATGAAGCTACTTGAGAAATATCATAACGGAGTACTAGGTCCTGTTAGCGATTTATACGAAGCTAGGTATTCCGAGTATGCCATGTATACACAATTTAAAGATAGATTTTGGTTTGATAGAGAACTACAATATCATCGAGAACTACAGCACAAAAATTATTGTTACGAAATGATTGATGTTGACGTTAGTAGTATGTTAATAGTTTACAAATATGAAAGCAATAATTTAAATCATGTATTATACGAAAACAAAAATATAGATATAGACTATAAAAAACAAGTACGTGATATATTAGCAGATTTACAATCTGAAGGTATCTACAAAATAAACATATATCCACATACATTTTTTATTCAAGACGGAAAAATTAAAATATCAGACTTGTATGGATGCACAACAAAATTTACAATAGTGCCTCAAGACATGATAGGTGATATTATTAATGATAAAGAGCGCTTTAAGTTTGTAGATGGACATCTTGATTGTGTAGCAACATACAATTACACAATTGAAAATAGTACAAACTATTGGCCGGAGGATTTTTTAAATGGCTGAGTATATTGGTATATGCAATACTGTAAATTGGCAAGAATTAATTAAAAGCATCGAATCCCAAACAGCAGCGTATGTAGGCCCGCGACACGATGTAGGGCACGATGTACCAGGTGTTGAAGAAGTAGTTGGACCTCTACGTAACGCAGGTTACAAACAAAAGTCAGAAGGCGGTAATGCAGCCTGGGATATGTTTTTGCCAGGAAAGAATTTTGATGAAGAAATAATATTTCAATTTATGCAATTTGTTGGAATGAAAGAATACACTAATGCTTGGATAAGTCGTGTGCTGCCGGGTGATGTAGCACCGTGGCATTGGGATATCACTGACGACGAAGCAACACTAAATGCTGGCAAGGAATTACAAAGATTTCATTGTCATGTAAGTGGGCCTGAACCTGGGCATACTATTATTGTAGCTGATAAGTGTTTGTACAACCAGCCACAGGGTGCTGTTTGGAAATGGCCTAGTCGCACAAGCTGGCATGCCGGCGCAAATGCAGGATTAGTGCCAAAGTACTTGTTTAACATTTGGGGATAAGATGAAAATAGTTTTAACAGGCGCATCTAGTCCTATCGGCAAAATTGTACTAGAGCATTTAAGAGACAGTCACGAAGTAGTTGCAGTATCAAGATCTACCAATTGGGATCTAACTAATACTGATACTATGCACAGACTCAATGAAATGACTACTGACTGTGATGTTTTTATTAACTTAGCTCATATAGGCTATTTACAAGGTGTGATGTTAGGAAGTAGTAAAGCGAAAATTAATATTAGTTTTACAAGTTTAATAACACAATTTGAATGGTCTTTAATGCAATCATTTAATACTCCAGAGTATATTTCGCAAAAATTGTTCTTAGAATACGTGCATAATGAAATGGACAATAGTGCATTAGTTAGTATTTCAAACTACGGCGCCGGAATAATACCTAGCGTTACGGACGATCAAATATGTAATGCAATTGATGACATAATACAAGGCAGAAGTATATTGCCTGTGCGTATAGAAGTTAGTAATGGGATAGGTGATTTATCCCTATAACTTTTCTAAACTCCGGAGTAAAAGTACAGTCAATGCGCAATCCGTATTCAACTTCGTTAGAATGTTCTCCACCGTGCCAATCTTCGTCATTCCAAAATGCAGCATTTGAATTTATGTAATGCTTATTTTGTGATTCCGGATCCCATATGTAGAAACCTCTTTTTGTGCGATATCGAATATGTATAAACTCGTTGTTGTGCTCACTGTATCCTTGCTCGTTGCCATTCTTGCCATCTAAGTCTCTATGCTCAAAAGCATGTCCATTATGATCACAGTGGAAGAATATAACTCGCCCAATACGATCAATAATATTTTCCTCTACGAGATTTTCAACCCATTTAACAACACCTGGAAAATATTGTTGTTCTTCTGTAGGTTTACGTTCTGCATTGCGCTGCTCCCATGAGCCTTCTTCCCAAAGAAAATAATAGTTGTAGGGATCGTTAGCACCTAGTACACTTTTTAGATAGCGTGTAAACAAGTTACGTTGCTTGTAGTCTTTAAAGTCTGTAGGGAATATTTCACTACCTTGTACACGAATAGGATGGCTCTCTGGCAAGTTCTGGTATTCAGCAAATGCTTGATAGATAGGTTTCCAGTTTAAAATATAGCTCATGTCGTCGAATTTAAAACCCGGCGACATCCAAGTTCCTTCTTTTGCATACTCACGTGCAAGTGCAAACCCTTTGCATATTTCAGGGTGCAAGTTTCTAAACCCTTCTATGTCTAGGTAAGGGTCTAAGTTAATATACGGTGTTCCGCCAATTCCTCTAATCATACACATACTTATCAGGTAAGTAAATGCATGCAACCAAAATATGAATACTATTACAACAACGTGCCCGGCAAAGGTCTGTGTAGAAACAACTTAATTTATACAAGTCTTATGAATGAGGATAACACAGTATTCTGTCAATGGTATCATAATGACAGTGAATACCACCAAGGTAAAAACGAAGTAGTTGATCCTAAAAAGATGGATGAAAAATGGAGACGTGAAGTTAGTTTCTTAAAGCGTATGCAAGAGCATTGCCCGCAACATATTCCAAAGATACTTGATATAGATTATACACATAGAAAAGTATTCTTGGAGGTGCAGGGTGTAGACTTTTGGGAGCAAGCAGGTTGCTTAGAAGAAAATTATGATAGTGTACTTCCAGACTGGAAAGAGCAAATGTTAGAAATAACTCAAGCACATAAAGACTTGGGCATATACAAATACAGTATGCACCCTAGTAGTTATTTTGTAGTAGACGGAAAACTCAAAAGCATTAACTATTTCTTCTGTTATGACCGCCGAGAGCCTGGCATAACTCCTCGTAGTGTACTCAGTCATATTAGCGAAGATAGACGCAAAGAGCTTCTTCCTAAGATGGAATCTATGGGCATTGATGTAGACACTGTAGCAGATTTAGGCATGTTACAACAACTTTGCTTTAACAGTTTTAGTAATAATTACCCTGCGGACTTTGTACAAATGTCCAAACAAATATACCAAGATTCGGTATAAAAGAACCATAAAAACTATAACCATGCATTAACCACAAAAAAACCGCATTAAAAACTAGGTTAAATGCGGTTCTTTAAAAAACGTTCTATTAGTTGCTTAGTAGTGCAGTGATAGCGTTTCTAATTTCTCTAATATTCTTATTGCCAGTAACAATGGTTAGTTCGCCACTAACATCATTCTTAATCCATAATGCAAACTCTGTGTTGGTTCTGTAGACTGCTGGAATGTAGTTAAAGCCTAATGCATTAACATTTATTAATGCTTCTACTTGTTCGCTTTCAATGTTATATACACCTGATTTTAAATTTAACATATTATCTTCCTTAGTCTATTATTGATTCAATATCAAATACAGTACTATCTAATTGCGAAATAAATGATACATGAAAGTCTGCATTTCTGTGAATATGTGGATTTAATGAAATTAGTTTATTAGCGTCAGTTACCCAACTAAACATATTTTCTGCAAAAAGGTTAGTATCTTTACCATAACGGTTTAGATATCCTAGTGGAGATTTCCAATACCATTCATTGTTAGCATTTCTATAATATGCAGATGCACCTAATTCTGAAGCCCAACTCTCAGGCCATACTTTTGAACCTTGTGGTTGCTTTGCTAGAACATTTAGTGTTGATACTGCATGGGTACAAAAATTGTTAAATGTAGCAGTATTGTCAACATCAGTATTCAGTACTAATTCGAAAGTACTTTTTGCATCGCTTACTGGTTTGATCCATGCATTGTACGTCCAACTACCGTCGAACATGCTATGCTCTTCGTGCGCAGCGCATACTGGAACAACAATTCCTTCTGCTGACATAATAGTTCTAAACTGATTGTGTAGTTCTAATGTCGCTTCGAAGCAATTGTTTAATGTATAAATGTGTGTAGGAGTATGATACTCTATTACGTAATCATGAAGATTACGCTGTAAAATGCTATAGTACTCATCACCAGGAGGACTAAAATGCATTTTAATGCCATTAGGATGATCCAAGGCATTAAAATGTAAAGAAGTACTCTTTGATAATTTGTCTTTTAATTTGTGTAACTCAGCTGCTTGCATGAATAAATCCTATGTCTTATTATAGTGTATTTATCCAGAACTATTTCTTTTTGAATTTGCCCTTCATAAATTTACGTGTTGTCTTAATCATATCACGTTTTACACGCTCTGTATGTACACGGAAATCTACGGTTTGTATTTGGTCTTCATACTCGTCTAATAGTTCACCTAGCAATTCGTCAATAGTGTAACCTTCTTCGACAAGTTCTTGGGAATTCATATCAATATCCCAAACATCGCCTTCTTTGAAAGTTACTAGTATTGACTGGAGGTACTCGACAGGAACTGCGTTAACAGTTACGTTGCCGAATACCTCCGGCCAGCTAGCAATTACATCTCTAGGTAGTTTTTTTGCCAACGCTCTTCTTCTTAGTTGGAGAAAGCTCATCGGCTTCCGCACGTAGTCTTTTCGCCTCTTTGTACATCGCATCAGCTTGTGAACGATATTGGGCAGCTAAGTCTTCGTCAGATAGAACACCAGAGTCATTTGACTGTGAAGGTTGAGCATCAGCAGGTGCAGTATCAACAGTTTTGTTAATGCTTGCAACTTCTGTTACCTGAGCATTGCTGCCCGGCTTTACAGTCAAGTCTTCTAGACCAATACCTCGTTGTTCAGCAATTACTTGATTTAAATCGCTTAGTAAGATACTAGTTGATGCATTCGGAACCATTTCTACGTCCTTGGTAGAAATTTTAGTTAGAATTCCTCTCTTGTGGAAAGTTGATAACATATTGTCAGCAGTTTCCGGAAGTGAGGCTCTATCTAATGCATCAGCAAGTTCGTATGCAGTTTGTCCTGCATTAGACTCGACTACTTTAATAAGAGCGTCGTGGTCTCTGTCGTTTAGATTTTCTGTTGAAATAACTAAAGCAGAGTAAGGGTCGCCTGGAAGAGTCCGAAAAGCAACCACTACTTTTCTCTTATTAGATACTAGTCGACCTACATGTTTAAGATCGGCCATATTATTATCCTTGTGCTTGTGCTTCCTGCGCGGCTTTAGCTGCTTCTGCTTGCTTCTGTACCTCGTTTAGGAAACCGTTTAATTTATCGTACAATGTACCTACTGTGACCATTTCACCTGGGCGGAATGCACCACGAGCAGATGCTACGTCAATTAGTGTACGCATTGCTGCTAGGTCTTGAATGTTCAGTTCTTTTGATTCGCCTTGTGCTGCTGCTTCCTGGGTAGCATTTTGCAGCTCTTCAGCTTGCGCAGCCGCAGCCGCTACTTGATCGTCATGTGCTTGCGCAATAGTTTTTTCTTCAGTCATTTTTCTTTCTCCTTTAAATGATTGCTGTAAAGTACTTATTTGTTGAGTTAAGTTAGTACTTTAAAAGTGGACAAGCTATTTGAAAATAACTTGACTCGGATGGCTTTTCAAAGCCAATCTTAATTACGACTTTCTTGTCTTCTTCTAAACTATTTTGTTTTGCAATATAAAATCTACCTGATAAGTTGTCTTTGATCCAGACACGTATAGCAGACTCTAAATTGTAAGACATGTTATCAATTAAAACATAGTCTAGATGTTTTGCAGGGAATTCGTATTCCCTAAATTTATATAAGTCAGGAGGATTAGCCTTTCCTTTATATATAGGCATTATGCTGCCTCTTCATAGTGCGCTGTTTGCCCAAAAGGTGCCTCCAACGTTTTGTCACGATGTGAGTGAATAATAAAGACAGTATCGCAATAGTCTTCATCACCCCAGCTGTCCCAAGCATACCCGTCCGTAAACATAATGAACTTCTTAGGAACAATATCTTGTTCTTTCATATAGTTCCAATTAGCCATAAAGTCAGTGCCGCCCCCGCCCATGATCTCATAGTCTAACAAGTCTTCGCCGCCGTCGGCACTAAAGTCTTGTTCGTTGTATACCTTAGTATCAAAGCACCACAGTTTAATATTGTAGTCTTGGTATTCGTCCATAATGCCTTTGATTTCGCTTAGGAAGTCACGGGCTTGCTCGTCACCAATTGATCCACTCATATCAAGTGCAATACAAATATCAATAGTTTCGTCAAAGTTCATACCTGGTAAAATAGCACCAGTCATTTGACCCTTACGGCTTGGACGGATAAATGTATAATCGCTCTTAACAGTACTTTGGATTTGCTGACGAAGTAGCTCACGCCAGTTCATCTTAGGCTCAGTAAGCTCTTTGATCATTCGTGCAATTTCACCAGGTACATTTCCTGCTCCTGCGGTTTGTGCCGCACTCAACACGTTCTCTTTGATCTCGTCTTTGATCTTTTGCATTTCAGACTTAGAATACTTAGGCTTGCTTTTACTAGTAGCATTGCCGTTGCTGTCTTTATCTTCGCCTGCATCGCCACTGCCTTCGCCATCTTCGTCCATGTCGAGATGTTCGTCTAACATTTCACCAAGCTGCTTTAAAAACTCTTCACCGTTCTTTTCAGCATCTTTAAACAGTTCGTCATAAACTTCTTCCGAAGTCCACCCTTCGTATTTAAAATCTTGATAGCAGTCTACAATTTTAGGCTTGTGTCCAATACGATCGCGTACTAACAAGTTATTAACAATATAATCAGCCGCAATGTTATACAGCATAGGATTGCGATCATCTCTACGACCTAGGTGATCGAATACCATGTGTAGGATTTCGTGTGCAACAACAAACTCAATTTCTTTATTGTCCATTGCATTAAAAAATTGAGTGTTGTAAAACAAGTTACGTCCGTCTACAGCGGCAGTAGGAAGCCAGTCGTCAGCGGCTAAAATTTTAAGACGTGTTGCCATGTTACCAAAGAAAGGGTGACGTAGTAGCAATCCTACTCGTGCAACAATAATGCGATCGTATACTTCTACACGCATTTCCTCCAACTGTTCTGGAGTAATATTTGGATCTGGTTGCCAGTTTTTAAGTTTACTTGCAGTATCTTTTTTAGCCATTGTATTGCCCTTTATTAACTTATACATATATTATAGCATCTATAGTATATATGTCAACCACAATGTTGATTCAAAAGAAAGGACGAGCATAAAATAACCCGTCCTTTCGATGTATTATACGCCTTGTGCGGCCTTAATGTACTTGCCAAAGCGATCATGGAACTCGTCAAAGCACTCTACTTCATCTGGATCAATGGGCAATGCATACTGAGTAAGTGCAAGTTTAATACCCATTACAACTAGCTCAGTGTCAAAGTTATCCATTGCAAAGCGCAGGAAGTTGTTGACTTTGTCATCGAACTTCTTATCGTTCTTATCAACTGCTTCTTTAAGCTCGTAGCACAAAGACACTGTCAAAGAGTACATAGCACTAATCTCTTTAGACTTCATTTCTTTTACTTTGCCTGCTAGGATGTCAGTTGGATTAGGCATGCTGGCAGCAACTTTGCGGTGCGCCATAAACTTGACAGCCAATCCTTCTCCTACAGCGCCCGCAAAAAGATCAGTAGTAGTAGAATCATCTAGTCCATCGTCGAGCAACTCGCTTACAAAACTCCATGTACGAGGAGTAGCAAAGCTACGGCTTGGACTCTTAGGATCAAAGTCGTACAGGTCTTTCTTAGCAAAGGTCAAGTAACCAACAACATCTGTGTGGATTTTGTTGTCTACAGCCCACTGGAACCAATCATCAAAGTCGACACGCAGTTCCAAGTGGATAAAGCGGTTAGCCAACGGAGCAGGCATACGATATGTAACACCTTTGTCAGCTTCGCGGTTACCTGCTGCAACAATCATAACATTGTCTGGCAATTTGTAAGTTCCGACACGACGGTTAAGAATCAACTGGTATGCTGCCGCTTGTACACTAGGCGCTGCCGAGTTCATTTCGTCTAGGAACAATACAATGTTGTCATACTGTGCCGCAAATTCTTCGCTCGGAAGTTCGCTAGGAGCACCCCATACCATTGTACCTGAGTTGCTGTCAAAGTACGGAATGCCTTTAATGTCTGTAGGTTCCCAAAGCGACAAGCGGATGTCAATCAAGTGTGAATTAGAAAAGCTGTCGCTGATCTGTTTTACGATGTCTGACTTACCAATACCCGGAGGACCCCACAGGAAGATTGGACGTTTCTTTTTAAGCGCATGCTTGATGCTTGCTTTTGCGCTATTCGGAGTAACAGTGCGACCTGCGACATTTTCCATTTTGTATTCCCTCTTTTACAAAGTTGTGTATTTCTGTTTCGCTATACATATATAATAGCATCACTACGCTAGATGTCAAGTTCTTTTTTAAGATTTTTTGAGTGCCCAGAATGTGGCGTGTTTGCCACTGAGGTATCCTGTGATAATAACACGTTGACTGTATGACGCATAATCAACGGTTGTGTGATAGGTTATATCTGTGGCTTTTTCCATACACCATTTGCCGTGTGGTGTTTGTTGCCATTGATAAATTGGTTCTGCCATATAGATTTCAACATCTTCTACATCGCCCATTTTAAATTCGTGTAGTATGTACTTACTTTTCGTATCGTTCATATTTTAGTCTGTAGAAAGTTTCGTTCTTTCCGTCTAGTTCAAACCCTACTACAGTTGTAGTTAGATGCTTTCGAACATCTTTATATGTTTCGAGTATTTCTACTCGTTCCGCCTTGTCTGCTAGAAACTTAAACCAATCCATAGTTTTGTAAGCATTGTCTAGTGTATGTTCTAGATCAATACGATTTAGAGTTTGTGCTCGGATACTGTCGCCATGGTCGGGTGTGTCAAACGGAACCTTGATCATATGCTCTACTCATATCTTCATCTGCAATTGCTCTAGCATCGTGTAGTGCATTGTGTGGCACTTTACTGTCTTTACTGCTTAGGTCCTGTCGTATTTCCATAGTAACAGGAGGATGGTTTAGGCACAAGCCGGGTCCTGTAATCAGTGCATCACAGAAATGTTTGATATCTTCGGGCCAATCAGCAATCAAATGAATGTGAGCATACTGATGTAAAAACTGTTGCAGTTTAGTTTGAAATATGTGTGCTTCAACCGGTTCCTTTTCTAAGAATGGCATAACATTAATTTCTACCCAAAATTCAGGATTACGACATTCTAGTACTTCGTAAAACTCGTTGCCATCTTCTGCAACCAGTGCCATACTGATTAGTCGTCCGTTGAAGCCGTTAAATTCTGTGTCGATATAAAGTTTAGTCATACTGCTCTCCAAATTTCTGTAAAGCCTTCTTCTTCTGTGGGCATTTCAAAGTTTGCAATCATATCAGAAACAACTTGCCAAGGAATAGATTTTCCAGGACGACTTGCTAGTCTACGCTCTAATTCGTCTTGTTCAGGAGTAGCAAACACCACAGCAATATGTTCATAGTCAGGCAGCATACGAAACTTGCGAGCACGACTTTTTACAGTAGTACTTGTTTGATCCCAAATAATGTCGTGTCCACGTTCACGACAGTCAATAACCTGTTCAGACATTAGATTGACTGCGTTTGGCATAAACTCATCAAACACTTCGCTATAGGTTTTATCAACGCTTCGAGCATACGCTTCTACAAACGCATCAGTTGACACGATGTTCAGCCCAAGTGCCCAAGTTTGATTTTTAATCCAAGTAGATTTACCTGAAGCAGGTACTCCAATTAGTTGATAACATTTTGGCATTTTTGTCTATCTATTTGTTACAATAAACTTATTATAGCATTAACTTAGAGAAGTGTCAACTGGCTTCCATAGTTTGGCAAACTTTAGCACATTGGGCAACTCGCTATTTTGGCAAGGGACAGGTACTGCACAGCTCTTTTCGCCACCAAGTGTGTTGTTTTCGTGTCCCAAATATACTCGAGGCAGAGCAGCAATTTTTTCAAACTCTTTTCGATTTACTCGTACTACACATTTCTTAAAACTATTGTGTAACCAATCAATGTAATTTGGATTGGCACCGTGGGCTATGTGAGCGCCTAACACTGCATGTGCTACAAGAGTAGGTGTCATGTAATCTGGAAACTCGTCCAGTACTGCTATATAAAGTTTCATAGTATTGTTAGAAGTCGTCATATACATATTCTTTCTGAATGTAGTCACTGTACTTCATGATAAAAAAGGTACGTTTCTTTTCTGAGTAAAAGTCAAGCATTACACAGTACTTGCTATATCCGCCATACTTGCCTATGTTATCATCCCATTCTTTGTATTCACGCTCTGTAAACCCTAGCTTGGATTTCATTTTACTTCGCAACAGCATAACACTGGGAGGATAGTCTTCCTTCAGCTTCTCTCTAAGAGCATTCCACTGTTTACGACTGATTTCAATAGGTTTTGACATCTCATAGTTTCTCCCCTACTTCGAATCCTCGGAATGTTTTGAAACGTGGAAAACGTAGGCTATATGTGCCGTCTTGATTCTGTGTCACAGCGTCTGCACGTACTTCTACAAGATGGCCAATAAGAGCATCACGATTATTCCAATAGTCGTCCCTATGAACATCAGTGAAGCCACTACCGACATTAACGCGAATGTCTTTTCCGTCGTCGATGCCTTCGCAGACAATAGCACCAAGTCTGCCTTCATTCCTGCCAGTACCTTCTTCAACATCTACAACCTCCAATGTTACTTCAATAAATGGTTTAGCTTTGAGCCAAGCATGACTGCGTTTACACTCATATGGCGCATCCAAATCTTTGATCATAACGCCTTCATAACCACCGTCTACAGCCGCTTTATTAAGCTCTACAAAGCGTTTGTTTCCTTCTGGAGTGTCTAAGTCTACTTCTTCCCATTCAAGTGCTTGTACGTGCTTTAACACGTCCTTGTGTTCTTCTACCCAATGTTTGGTGATAGCACTGCGGAAACTCTGTGGCTTTTCCCATACACCTGCTTTGAAACAGCCCAACGGAATAGTGTCAAACAAATGTAGTACGGCATCACTATTTTGAACAGTTTCTTTGCGCTGTAGTTGCTTCATAAGGTCTTGGAAGTTAGCACTCATTACTTCACCGTCTAGTACCAATGGATACGGAACTGGATAGTCTTTGATTACTGCTTCAAGTTCTTCAATGATGTGTCCAAAGTTATGAAACTGTTTTCCGTTGCGGCTAAACATTTCTACTTTGTTGCCTTGAATAATTGTGACAACACGAACACCGTCAAGTTTGATTTCAATCTGCTTTTTACCAGTCATCTTCTTTTCGTGATTGGCACTGTCGTGTGCAAGCTGACAAGTAAACACAGGTACAGCATATTGTGGAAATTCTTTAGCAACTTTGTTTACTGTCTTTTCACTTACTCCGCAACGTAGATCTTTAATAAGAATACGACGATAGAACATATTCCACTGCGTTGTAGTAGCAACATTCATTGCTAGTTCAATGGCATCACGTGCTGCATGTCCCGTAAGTTCACGTGCAACAAGTTTGTCTGCAAGTTCTTTGAACACTGCCCAAGCAAGACCTTGTCCGTCTACAGTTGCTTCCGGTACTTGCTTTACGCCAAATGTAACCATAGCATCTAATGCCATGCGTACACCTTCAAAGAACTCGTCTAGTCCTTCTTCCATTGCTGATCGAAGAATGTCTTCTTTGTTAAGACGACTAGGGTGATCTTCTAGCGTTGAAATAATGTATTCTGGTTGTGTTCTCATACTTGCCTCGGTTCTGTGCCTGTAATTGTATATAGTTTTAATATAATAGCATCAATATCAACTTCTGTCAAGTGTCCTTGGACAGTATCTCCTTCAGCAGTAATGCCAGGTAGTTCTGTCATACTTCTAGCAACGCCGTCGCAAGCATCAAAGGCAGCAATTTCGTACAAGCCTTTGTCACTGCCGTAGCCGTCATCAATAATGCTGAGATGATACTTGCTAAAGTCTAGCACAATCTGCCCGCCTGCTTCTGTTACAAGGCGCTTATGCTGTTGCTTAGTCATCCATTTAAAATCTGCTAGTTTCATATTACCACCCTGGTGCTGAATAGTCTGTGTGTTTCTTGTACATTGCCATACCGTCTGCACCATATGCAGGACACACTGAAATGTACTCAGGCAATCCCATGTCGTCCTTTTCTCCGCCTTCGCCGCAGATAAAGTAAACACCTTC